TCCTTCTCAATCAGGCTAGAAACTTCCTGATCAATATCGGCTGCGTTAGTCGCATAGTCGATACCGGCCTTCTCTTGAAGGTTTTGAGCGAAACGAGTGTTCCAGCCCTTGTTCGTCATCACACCCAGCATATGAGCGGTAACGAAATCTTTGCCCCACTTGGTGAGGTCAGACTTCTCAGCACGATCGGCAAACACGCGCTTGGACTCACGGATCTTCGTGATTTCCTCGCTCTTCTCTTCGAGTTGCTGCTTGTACTCGTTGAGAATTTTTTCCATGTCTGCATCGCGAGCAGTCATCTTCTCTTGCATTTCTGCGAGAAGCTTCTCGGTGCCGGACTCAACGCCCGTCACAACTGCTTGCTTCACTTCGGCTTCTTGTTGTGCCTTGGCTTCGGCTTCTGCCTGGGCCTTTTGAGCGGCTTCTTGAGCAGCCTTCTCTTCGGCTGCCTTCGTCTCGGCCTGCTTCATTGCAATTTTAGCAGCAGTTTCCTCTGCTACCTTCTTAGCAAAAGCTTCCAAGTCGATTTCGGGAGTTTTTTGCTCCGACATTTTGATCTCCTTTTGAGCGAGATTTTTCGCTCCGTCCGGTGTATCACTAGCTACGCTCGAAGTTTTAACTTCTTCCTTAGCCAGAGACTGACCGGCTAGATCTACACGATTGGTGAAAGTTTTCTTGAATTCTTCATACTCCGTCATGGAGTCGAAAGATTTCGCCAGAGAAAAAGTAGCTGCTTGATTGCAAGGTACGGAAACAACCGACACTTCAAACAACTCAGCATCCTTAATCATTAATCCGTCAGTTTCTTTAATGTAATCAGCATCCTTGACTTTGAAACCAACGGAAAATGCACCAAGGATACCTTCTTTAACTAACTGCGCCACAGAATCGGGAGCAGACTTGCTAATCTTTGCCTTCATCTCGAGGCCATTTTCTGTGACTTTCAGTCCAGTTGCACGGCCAATAGGCTTGTTGTAATCATGGTTGAAAAGAATAATAGGATTCTTTTCAAAATTGTTTAGTCCACCCTTTGTCCAGGCTTCCGGAGAAATGGAATCACCAGCACGGTCAAAGTCTTTTGTGCTTGCCATTCCAGCGATTTGGACAGATCCGTCCTCATCTTCCTGTAAGGCTTTAAAGGTGGAGGTAAGGTTGAAAATCTTTTCCATCTTACTCTTCCGACTTTGCTGCTGGTGCAGCAGGCTTGGGAGCAGGCTTAGGCTCCGCCTTCGGTGCCGGCTTAGGCACCTCTTTCTTCTCCACTGCGGGAGCAGGTTTCGGCTCGGGCTTCGGAGGAGGGGGAGGCGGAGCAGCTTTCGGCTGCATCTGTGCCCACTCTTCCGGCATTGTATTCTCAATAATGCGAAGCAGGCGAGACCAGCTTCCAAAATGATTCATTACAATACCAGCACGAACCTGAACATTCATCCCAAGCTGCTCGTATTCATGACGAGAAAGGACTTTTCCTTGCTCTAGCATTGTCATTACGACAGCTTCGAGAACCTTATGCCGTTGTCGCATACTACCCATCGTTATTATCTCCTTCTGTGGGGCGGCCGCCTTCATTGGGGTTTGCAGCACTACCTGCAATATTCGCAGGAACTCGTAATTCATCATGCCCCGCTACTGGCTCAAACCCAAGGTGTTCACGTGCTTCGTTTGCAGTAATAATCCCAGTATTTACAAGTGCAGAGTAATACTGAGACTGGTCACGAAGCTCGGGCTGGAGCGCGGGAATGTTTGTAACATCCTCTCCAAGCTCAAACCCAAAAAATCTTTCAAGTGCAAAATTCAGTTTGCGTACAATCGGAAGAATCGTTTCCAGATAGTAAAGGCGCATATTCGGTCGAATGTTTGCATTGTTTCCAGAATCAAGAAGAATCGGAGGCACGCCAAGTGCTTTTAGAATAATTTTTTCATTCTCTGCGATTGCTTCCTGAAAATCCAACTCCCGAAAGTTTACATTCGAGATTTGGTCAATTTCTACGCCGCCGTCCAAAATAAGAGGACGACGACCGCCCGCATCGGGGCGATAGCGAGCGACCCAAGACTGGATCATTCGCTCTTTAATCTTTTCTGACAAAGTGTTCGGGCTTTTCAACACCAGCCCAGGAACTGCTCCGTTTTTAAAGAAGTTATCCTGAAAATCTCTCATACGCTGCATAAGAATCATGGTGCGGAGAGCAGGCTTCAAACGGCTCGTTCCACGATAAATGGAGTAGAACGAGTTATCTTTTACATGAATAATTTCAGACGGCTTATAGTTTACAATCTCGTTAAACGTGTATTTTTCTACATAAGCAGTATCACTTGCATGAATAATCATCTTGTTTGCAGGCAAGTGATAAAGATGTACGCCATCAAAATAAATAAAGATATTTCCATCGAGAATAAAGTCAGTAATTAGGTTACGACGAAACGTGGAAATATCCTGAAAAGGATTAGGCTCTTTGTTTAGAAGCAGTTCTACACGAGAACGCTTAATGCCTTTGACAACGCTCATCATGGTTACAATCTGAGCGCCTACAGTGACGGGAATCTCGGACGCGTCATCTACAATCATATTTACGCCACGGTTGACAATTTCAATGTCTTCGTATGCACGCTCGTAGCGGAATGTAAACTCGCGAGAGGACTCAACTTTATGGTCATAGTACGGCTGAGCAGGATTGAGCTTTTCCTCAGTATCCTCTAGCTTCTTGCCGATAAGTCTGTCATACCATGCCATGTTTGTCTCTTTGAATCTGTACCCAGTTTGCTTGCTTTTTTGCAGTTCCGAGTCCTGGGTTTCGTCCGTAGATTGAATGAAGTTCTAAATGATGCTTATGGCAAAGCGTGACTGTATGCTCGTAAAGCTCTGCCTGATTTTCTTCAATAAACTCGTCTCGCCAAACTACAATGTATTCGTCAGTGTAGTGTTGCGGCCTTTCAGCTTGCTTCTTCTTTAGCCACTGTGCAAGCAGAGGACTTAAAGAGTAAAAGTGGTGAAAATCAAGCTCCGTTTTCGTCCCACAGATAAAACATTCGGTTCCTTTTTCGTACTTGGATTTAGCACGGTCTCGAATATATTTTATCGGGTCTCTTTTCAACTTCTTCATTCTTATATCCAGAATTATATCGGTTTACAGGTAGCTTGTCAAATATTATTTTTCAGCAGGTATCATTAGAACCCGCTGTTGCTTGTTTCAAACGAATACAGAGCATATCGAATAGCATCTGCCATGTGCGATGCGCGATTATGCTTCGGCTTTTCCTTTGCTAGGTTCGGGTTTGGGTCCCACTGATACTGATCGAGGGCTGCAAGAGTCTCCTTACAAGTTTGATCCACCAGGAGGTTATCATTGTCCACAATCGCCGCCACATGAGCAATTCCATCCAGAACTGATTTCTTTGCATTGACTGTAGAAATGTCATAATTTTGTGCAAAGTCAAATCGTGTCTGCTGAGCCGCTGAGTCAATAAAAATATAATCAATATCCCATTTGTCAATCATTCCACGAATGACTTCAGCGTGCTGTTCTGTTGTTTTCTCTGCGTCGAGATACTCGTCTAGAACATAGTATTTTCCGGAGTCCCAGTCGTAAGCGATGACACAAAATGCAGTAGGGTCACGATAGCCCACGTCAAGACCGGCGAACACATCCATACGACGAGTGTCCAATTCCAAAAAGTTGTCCACGCATCGCTCTGAGTTAAACGCCCAGATCTGGCCTTCATAGGTGTTAAAGTCTGCTTCATATTCCTGCCGAAACTCCGCATCGCTCATGGATTTACGAGCTTCAGCAATATCAAGCTCGGACATGCGCGGGTTATCTTTATAGGTTGCGCGGATTGAGCACCATTCTGGGAATTCAGGGTCAAAGCCTCGATCAAAGAATTCTGCAAACCAGTTGCTCTTACCGCGAGGAGTAGAGATAAAAATAGCTTTCGAGTTATCTTTATCGAGCGTAGGACGAAGGGCTACGTTGAAGGCATCCCTGCCATCTGCTAACGCTGCTTCGTCAAAGATAATGAGGTCGTAGCTTCGACCTACGCACGAATCTACTTGGTTGACTGAGCCCATTCGCACAGTCGAACCATTTGAAAGTTCAATTACTTTATCTTTTGCGTTGTCTTTTGTAACTTCCAAATCAAAATGCTTTATCAAATTTCTCTGCAAATCAAAAGAAATTTGAGAAAGCGAGTAGTTCGGAGACATAATCAAAATATTTGAGTTAGGAATCAACGAAACAAGTTGTCCAATAATATTTGCAATATAAGTTTTTCCCTGCCGACGAGAGATTGCAGCACAAATAAAACGATACTTCGGATTATTGACGGCATTGATAATCGCCATCTGGGAAGGAAGAGGAGTAACTCCCAATAGCTCCAGGTACGGATCTATTGGGAGTTTAAGAAATTTAGTGTCGGCAGGTAGCTCCATAATGCTATCCGCAGTTATATCCCGCCTACTAATTTCAATTGCCATTTATTTAATTCCAGCTTGCTCTTTTGCTTTGCCGATATTAATTGCAAAAATATCGATCCATTTGTAAATCTTTGCCCAGATTTTGTCATCGGCGGGAGTTGGCGTTGTAGCCGCGATTGCCGAGCAGAGAGTGACAACAATCGGGATTGCTTGCACGTAGTTCCACACTGTGTAAATAAAGTCTAACATAATTAGCCCTTCTTCAATGCATCTGCTCCAAAGAATGCAGATACAAGCACTGCGATAGACGCAAAGTAAGTGGGAGCAATATCAGCAATTAGTCCAGAAGCATTTTCCATGCCAAAAGCAGAAGTAATTGCAATGCCAATCGGGTATACTAGAAGCCCAAAGAGTGCAAACCATGCCATCTTTCGGATAGCGTCACGTTGAGCATCTTTATCTTCGAGTTCTTTACGCTTGAACTCTAAGTACATTGCTTGTTCTTCGGGGGAGACTACTCCGTCTCCATTTGTATCCGCAGGATGATAGTCACTCATTACCATTTCACCTTGTCAGCCCAATATGCCGCTGACATCTTGCCCTTTGCGATATTTTTCGCATGACGAGCTTTCCATGCCAGACGGCGCTTTCGATAGGCTTCGCTTTCCCCTGCTTTCTTGGGAGAACCGCTAA